CTGAGAGAAACGACATCGCTTTGCCAGTTGCTGACCGGCGCGCCGGACGGGAAGCACGGCCGATCTCCGACCGTCATCGTCGGAGACGAGATCCATGAATGGAAGACGCGGGATCTTGCCGACACGCTGCGGCAGGGGACCGGCGCCAGGCTGCAACCAATCGAGCTCTACGCGTCGACGGCCGGCCGGAAGCAGAACCGCACTGGCTTCGAGTGGTTCGAAGAGTCGATCTCCATCATGCGGGACGAGATCGATGATCCGACAACGCTGGTCGTTTTCTTCGGCATCGACGAGGACGACAACTGGACGGACGAGGCGACCTGGCGGAAGGCAAATCCGAGCCTCGGCCTCACGCCGACGCTTGATTACCTGAGAACAGAGTTCAAAAAGGCGAAGGGCAGGCCGGCGCAGGAAGCGATCTTCCAGTGTTACCACCTCAATCGCTGGGTCGATCAGCTCTCGGGCTGGATTCCACGGCCGAAATGGGCTGCGTGCACTGCCGATACCATATCCTGGCAGGAGCTTTGGAAGCGGCACAAGGGGCGCAAAGCCTTCCTCGCATGCGACGTTTCGTCGACGCGAGATCTTACTGCCCTCGTCGTGGTTGTCCCGCCCGATGACGAGCACGAAAAGTGGGTGATCATTCCGCTGTTCTGGGTTCCGGAAGACACGCTCGACGAACGCGCCGAGCAGGATCGGCGGGTCGATTGGAAAAGGTGGGTACGCGACGGGGCTCTGAGAACGACGCCCGGCGATTCTGTCGATCAGACCTTTGTGCAGGAAGCGATCAAGGATGCCTGTGCGCAATTCGATGTACAGGCATTCGGTTTCGACCCCTGGAATGCGCGGAAGCTCGCGGGCGATCTGCAGCATGACGGCATGGACGCCGAGCTACAGGTCGAGATGCGGCAGGGACACCAGACCTTGTCCGGGCCGACGAAGGAATTCGAGCGGCTCNCGGCTCGTCTTCGCGGGGAAGGTCGAGCACGGCGGGCATCCGGTTCTTGCCTGGATGGCGGGGCACTGCACCGTGCGCTTCGACGTTAACCTCAACTATGTGCCCGACAAGAAGAACTCATTGGACAAGATCGACGGGATCATCGCGACAGTGATGGGCGTCGGCCTGGCAATGGGTGAGGAAGAGTCCGGGATGGATGACTATTTCAAGAGCTTGGCGGGGGCAGCGTGAAGATCTTCCGGAAAATGGCAGACACGATCCGCCGCCTTACGGTCCGTGAGCCTGATGGCTGGTATCCGGACAGCACGCGCGGCGATGCCGGCGAGGTCGTCACCGACGACTCGGCCATGTCCCTGTCGGCCGTATGGGCCTGCGTGAACCTGCTTGCCGGCACGATCGCCAGCCTGCCGCTGATGGTCTATCGGACCGACGCGCCAGGCCGCCGCACTGTTGCCCGCGATCATCCGCTCTACCGCGTTCTCCATGACAGCCCGAACTACGACCAAACGGCCGTCGACTTCTGGGAGTTCGCCAACGCCTCGATCGAGCTGTGGGGTAATGCCTATGCGCGGGTCGAGCGCAGCGTCGGTCAGGTGTCCGGTCTGTACCCGATAGCGCCGGGCCTTGTGTCGGTCAGGCGGCTCGCCAATGGTGACCTTGAATATCGTTGGACCGAGAACGGGAAATCCTACGTCGAGACTGACGCCACGATGCTGCACATTCGCGGCTTCGGCGGAAATCCTCTCGGCGGCATGTCAACGCTTCACTTCGGTCGCAATGCATTCAGCCTGGCGCGCGCAATCGATCGATCTGCCGGCGGCATGTTCAAGAACGGCCTTCGGCCCTCCGGTGTCCTGACCTTTGAAAAGTGGCTGTCTCCGGAACAACGCGCTCTGACAAAGACCGAGCTTGCCGAGCAGTTCCTCGGCGCTGCCAACTCGGGGCGGCCGCTCGTTCTGGAAGGTGGCACCAAATGGGAGCAGCTGACCATAAGCCCGGAAGATGCCCAGATGCTGGAGTCTCGCGGGTTCTCGGTTGAGGAAATCTGCCGNAGCTGACCATAAGCCCGGAAGATGCCCAGATGCTGGAGTCTCGCGGGTTCTCGGTTGAGGAAATCTGCCGGATCTTCGGTGTCCCTCCCTTCATGGTCGGCCACACGCAAAAGGTGACGAGCTTCGGCTCCGGCCTCGAGCAACAGGTTCTCGGGTTCCAGAAGTTCACGCTGCGCCGCCGACTGAAGCGGATCGAGCAGGCGCTGGAGAAGCAGCTGCTGCGGTCGGAAGACCGTGCAACCGGGATCACCATCGAATTCAACCTTGAGGGCCTGCTGCGTGGCGACAGTGCGGCTCGGGCCAGCTTCTACCAGTCCGGCCTCACCAACGGCTGGATGACAATCAACGAGGTTCGCGCCCTGGAAAACATGCCACCGGTTTCCGGGGGCGACGTGCCGCGCATGCAGATGCAGAACGTGCCGATCACCGAGGCTGGCCAGCAACAGCAGCAACTTCCGCCGCCGAACGAGGAATAGCGATCATGAAGACCAAGGATTTCGCCCTGCAGATCAAGGATCTGTCGGATGAAGGCACCTTTGAAGGTTACGGCTCCGTCTTCGGGAACGTCGACAGCTACGGCGAGAAGGTGATGCCGGGCGCGTTTGTGGCCTCGCTTGCAAAGCACCGCCGCGAGGGGTCCACGGTGCTGATGCTCTGGCAGCACAACCCGGATGTGCCGATCGGCGTCTGGGAAGATCTGGCGGAGGATTCGAAAGGGCTCTGGGGTAAGGGCCGACTCATCATGGAAGTGCAGAAGGCTCGCGAGACGCATGCGTTGATGAAGGCCAAGGCGATCGGCGGCCTTTCGATCGGCTATCGCGAGGTTAAGGTCACGCCGGACGGCAATGTCCGCAACCTGGAAGAACTGGATCTGCGGGAGATTTCCCCAGTCTCATTCCCGGCCAATCGCCGCGCGCGGATCGAAGCCGTCAAATCGGAACGCATGGAAGAGTTCGCCCGCCGGCTGCGCGACGGCGACCCCATGCCCATCAAGGATTTCGAGGACATCCTGCGCGAGGCAGGGGTTCCGAAAAGCATGGCCGTTGCGATCGCCTCGCACGGTTATGCCAAGGCCATTCGGGGTGAGCCCGAGGGCGAGAAGGCGAATGATCAGGCCCTGCGCTTCCTGCAGATGCTGAAGGCAGACTGAAACCCTCAACACTCCGGAAAGGTAATCCCATGAAGAACCATCGCATCATCGCGGCGGGTAGCATCGCCATGCTCGTGGCGGGCCTGAGCTATTCCCGCTTCGCCCCTCGGGTCGTTTTCGATAAGCCGAATGACCAGGGCGCCGACATCAATGCGCTCGCGATGCAGATCAAAAACGAGCACAAGCAGGCCGTCGACGCGGTCAAGGCCATTGCCGAGGAAGCTCTCGGCAAGGCCAAAGCCGGCGAGGAACTGTCCGCGTCGATCAAGGAAAAGGCCGACGAGGCCCTCCTGAAGATGAACGGTCTGACCGAGCAGGTTGCCGAGCTCGAGCAGAAGATGGCCCGCAACCGTGGCACCGGTGACGATCAGCAGAAGTCCGTCGGTGAGCAGTTCACGGATTCCGAGAGCTTCAAGTCTTTCCAGGACAGTAAGTTCGCAAAAAGCGCCCGAGGTGCCGACCTGAAGGTGAAAGCCACCCTCACGTCGCTGACCACGGACGCGGCGGGCTCCGTCGGCGATGCCATCCAGAACTCCCGTCTGCCGGGCATTCTGCCGCTCCCCCAGCGCCGGATGACTGTTCGGGATCTCCTCACGCCCGGCCGTATGGACGGCAACACGCTGGAATACGTCAAGGAAACCGGCTTCACCAACAATGCCGCCCCGGTGGCGGAAGGTGGCCTGAAGCCATCGTCCGACATCAAGCTTGATCTGGTCACCACCTCGGCCAAGGTCATCGCGCACTGGATGAAGGCCTCCAAGCAGGTTCTGGACGATATTTCGCAGCTCCGCTCGATGATCGACCAGCGTCTTCTCTACGGTCTCGCCTATGTCGAGGAAGAGCAGCTCCTGAACGGCGACGGCACGGGCCAGAACCTGCACGGGATCATCCCGCAGGCGACCGCTTACGCCGCTCCGATCACGCTGACCAGCCCGACCAGCATTGACGTGATGCGTCTCGCCATGCTGCAAGCGGCTCTGGCCGAATACCCGGCGACCGGGCACGTCATGAACCCGATCGACTGGGCATGGATCGAGACCCTGAAGGATTCTCAGGGCCGGTACATCATCGGCAATCCGCAGGGGAGCATCACGCCGACGCTCTGGGGCCTGCCGGTCGTTCAGACGCAGGCCATGAGCCGACGCTCGGGGGCCTGCCGGTCGTTCAGACGCAGGCCATGACGGTCGACAAGTTCCTGACCGGGGCATTTCGTCTCGGCGCCCAGGTCTTCGACCGCTGGGATGCTCGCATCGAGGCGGCCTATACCGAGGACGACTTCATCAAGAACCTGATCACCATCCTCGCAGAAGAGCGGCTTGCTCTGGCGGTCTACCGCCCGGAAGCCTTCATCTACGGCGATTTCGGCCGCGTGGCCTGATCGAGTTCGGCTCATCAAGGGGGGCAGTTTCGACTGCCCCCTCTATGAACCGAAGGAGAGCAGCTATGAAGTTCTACGTCACGCGACAGCACATTGGAGATAAGCTTTACATGCCCGGCGACACTCGTGAAGCCAACGAGAGCGATGTCAAGCATCTGATCGGGAAAACGCTCGCGAAAGAGCCGCCGAGCAAGGCAGACAACGCTGAGAAGAAGCCATCCGGCAGGGCGGCAAAGCCAGCCGGGAGGGCGGCCCGAGCCGCTGCGAGCAAAGTCACGCCAGAGCCTGCAAGCAAGGTCGAACCCGCCCCCGCCAACAAGGCGGAAGATGCATCCCCGCAAAACAAGAGTGAATAACCCATGCTCCGCCCCGTTCTCGTCACCGCGCCGGAAGCGCTGCCTGTCTCGCTCGCAGAGGTGAAGACGGCGCTGCGCGTTGACGGCGGGGATTCGGATNGATGCTGGGACTTCGTCCCGTGCAGTCGGTCAGCTCCATCAAGTGGCGCAACGGGGCCGGGCAGATCTCGACCGTCGCGGCCGCGGACTATGCCCTGAAGACTGACGCTGGCGGCCGGTCGTACGTCCGGTTCGTGAATGACTACTCGGCTCCGTCCGACCTCTACGAGGATGCGGCCGTGTCGATCGAGTTTGTCGTCGGCTGGCCCATCGTTGCCGAGGCGGCGACGACGCCCGAGGATATCAAGACGGCGATCATCCTGCACGTCCNGGTTCTTGAATGGGTGGCGCTTGCGACGGTTTGGGCGCGTCGTCGCGATGCGAGCGACGGTGAGCGGGAAGCGGCCGGGCAGGTGGGTTCAACCCTCATGAGCCGGTTCGTCATTCGCTCGACTTCCACTACCCGGACAGTCACTCCGGTCGATCGACTGAACTATTCGGGCGCGACCTGGAACATTCTCGGGGTGAAAGAGACCGAGGATGGCCGCAATCGCTTCCTCGAAATCACCGCCATCCGGGATGCCGACCAATGAGGATCAAGGTGAAGGTCGACGGCTTTAGGGAACTCGACAAGGCGCTTCAGCAGCTGAAGACGGCAACAGCCAAGGGTGTCGCTCGGCGGGTTCTCATGAAGGCGGGGGAGCCGATCGCGGAAGCGGGGCGGGCGAATGCGCCGCTGGGGCCGACCGGCAATCTGAAAGCCTCCTATGGGGTTGGCACCAAACTCACGCGCCGGCAGTCGAAGCTGCACAAGAAGGAAAGTCCCGTCGAGGTGTTCGTCGGGCCGAACGATCCCGCCGCCATCCAGACGGAATTCGGCAATGAGCACCAGGCAGCGGAGCCGCATCTGCGGCCGGCCTGGGATGAAAACAAAGATCGGGCGCTCGAAATAATCTCGGAAGAGCTGGGCACCGAAATCGAAAAGGCCACGGCCCGTGCCGCAAGGCGGGCGGCGCGGCTTGCGCGGAAGATGGGCGCCTGATCCATGGAAGCAGCATTGACAGCGCTATTGCTCGGCGATGCCCGAGTGAATCAGCTTGCCGCGAACAAGTTGCATTGGGTGCGAGCGCCGCAAGGCGTCGTGCCTTCCTATGCGGTGCTGCAGGTGATCTCCAGCCGCGACGATTACCATGCGCAGGGGGCGTCCGGGCTCAAGTACGCGCGTGTGCAGATCGATGCCTATGCCACCACCTATCTCGGCGCCCGTCAGCTCTCCGATGCCATCCTCGCCGTTCTCTCCGGCTATCGCGGCGTCGTCTCCGGCGTGCGACTGCAGGCGGGCTTCGTCGATAACCGCCGCGACTTCTCCTCGTCCAGCAGCGGCGACGTGACGCCGCTGTTCCGGCGTTCCGCAGACATCATCATCTGGCATTCCAGCCTCTGAAAGGGAGCCTAATCATGGCAGACACTGAAGCATCCATTGGCTACGGCATCACTTTCGAGATGGCCGATATCGCCACGCCTACCGATTTCACCTACATCCAAGAAATCAAGGATGTGACGCCGCCTTCGGAAGAGAC